ATGACACGAAAAGAGTTGCGGGAAGTACAGGAAGAATACAGGCGGCAGATAAAAGCGGTGATGGAATCTCCGCAGGATACACCCAACTGGATAGTTGGTTTTTGCTTGGAATTGGCCGATGAAATGTGCTACAACCACCACGAACGGGGCCAGCGGCTGTGGGCTTTCTCCCAGGCGCTCAAAGAATTGGAGGGGGATTGACATGGCGCAGAAAGCTAACATCCGCAGCATCCGTATCTCAGACAAGATGGCGGAGCTGATCGACCGGCAGGCCGGGAGCAACTTTACCGAGAAGTGGGAAAACCTTGTCACACGGTGCGTGTGGGAGCTGCCCAGGCAGGAGGAACGGCTGAAGGCCGTGCAGGAGCAGATCAGGAAGGAGCAGCAACGGTTGTGGGACCTCCAGCGGGCAACGGAGCAGCTTCAGATGCTGGAAATGGATATCCAGAACGCCCAGCGGAGTTTTAAGCTTGTGGAGCGGCGGGCCAAGCAGATCGCGGACACGGTGGAGCAGGACGCCGGAGAAAAGACGTAACACAACGACACCCGGCAGCTCCGGGAGCTGCCGGCCGGAATTGTGTTACAGGTGATAGCGTAACACAGAGGACCGCGCCGGATCCGCTGGCAGCTGCCGGGCATTGTGTTACAATAAAACCGCCCACGGTTTTCTGGCCGTGGGCGGGACTGTTTAAGGTCAGAAACTTTGACGCATGGAGGAATGCGGGGCTATGACGAAAAAACAGCATTACATGACAGAATATGAACGGTATCAGCTGGAAGCGTACCGGCGGGCCGGGAAGGGCGTCAGCTGGATCGCCCGGGAAATGGGCTTCTGCCGCCAGACGATATACAACGAACTGCGGCGGGGCACGTATATCCATACCCATCGGTGGTGGGACGAGGAGCGGTATTCAGCGGCCAAGGGCCAGCAGATCACAGTCCAGCGGCAAAAGGCCAAGGGCAGGCCGGATAAGATCGCCCAGGGATCAGAGCATTGGAACTTCCTCGAAGCCCGGCTGATTGGAATACAGCCGGACGGAAGGATCATTAAGAAAGCCCGCTGCTCTCCTGCGGTGGCTCTGGAGCTGGCCCGGCGGGAGGGCTTTTCTCCTGTATGCGTCAATACCGTGTATAACTACATCTATCGGAGGAAGCTGGGCAGGGCCAAAGCGTGCAACCTTTGGGAAGCGCCATACCGCCGGAAAAAGAACAACGAGCGCAGGGGCCGGATACCGCATCCACGATTCCCCAGCATCGAGATCAGGCCGGAATATATCAACCAGCGGTCAGAACTGGGACACATGGAGATGGACTTGGTGGTCAGCGGAAAAAAGGGCCGGTCCGCCCTGCTTACCATGACGGACCGAAAAAGCCGGAGGGAGATCATACGGAAACTGCCGAACAAAGAAGCGGCCAGCGTGATCGAAGCCCTGCGGTCTTTGCGAAAAGTCGGGATCAGAAGCCTGAGCACAGACAACGGCAGCGAGTTTCTGAAATACCATGAGATGAAAAAACTGGTGCCGGAAATCTACTACTGCCACAGCTATGCGGCATGGGAAAAGGGAACCAACGAGAATCATAACAGAATGATCCGGCGCTGGTTCCCCAAAGGAACGAATTTTGATAAGGTTTCTCAGCGAGAACTGAAAAAGCTGGAGGACTGGATGAACAACTATCCCAGGAAGTCCCTAGGGTGGAGGACGCCCAATGAAGCGGCGGGAATGTAACACAAAATTCCTTCAGGTGAGATCTCGCAGCGGAAAAAATTGTGTTACCAAACCTCCCAGTCCTTTCTCGGCATCTCACGCCGGGAATAACTGTTGAACAACTTCCAGAGAGGGGGAGAGAATACCCACTTGCTATCTATGATCGGGAAGCCGAAATAGTACTTGTCGATGATCTGATGCGTCATGTCATCAATCCCCACCTTCCGACGAATCTTCTTGCAGACGATGAAGAACGGCAGCAGAGACTTTTTCACGACAAAGTAGTTCTGAGCCAAACGCCGGAGGGTGATATCCATATCCTCGTAACTCTGGGAGAATACATCGACGCTGCACTCATAGTGACGATGGTACTTATACCAGTAGATCGCATCCGGGGGAAAAGCCTTAAAGTTTCGGTTGTTATACTCGATACCAGCCTCGTCGATGATGACCTTACCATCGGCGATCATGACCTTGCCGATATCCTGCTGAGGGTCCAGCTTCAGAGCGCCGGTGATAGGGACATTGGAGTAGACCGGCACAGCACGCTTGAAATACTTCGATGCAAGCAGCTTTTCCGAGAGTTTACCAGGGTGTTTCTTAGCCCAGGTAATGACCCTGGATTCCTTCGCCATCTGCTTTGCCAGGTATGCGGCGAAGGTGGTCTTGCCGGAGCCGGGGACACCGAAATAGACGTTGAGTACATGGGGGACCTTGGGCGGGCAGAGCCAACGGTAAAAGATATATAACGCAATGATCCAATAGATCATGAGATCACCTCATAGATAGGGTGCGAGGGACGGGGCGCGCGCTCCGCGTGCGCGCCGCCGTCCCTCTCTGATCAGCCACGCAGGGACTTAAACAGCTTGACCGCCGTAAATGCGAAACCGATGGTGCAGGAGACCAGCAGGACAGGATTGTCCATAATGACGGTGATAACATCACCGACCCAGCCGGTCAGGGAGGTAAAGACAGTGCCAATGTTGCTCAGATAGGTAGCCAGAGTGGTAACAGTTTCCTACAAAATGCCTTCTTTCTAAATAGATTTTTATATCAATGACCCATAAGGGTCTTGATACCTTTACAGAGAAAACAAAACAGGATCACACTGAAAAGATACGTCACAGGCTCCGCAGCAAGGAAATCCGCCGCGGCCTGGAACAGCGCAACAGAGAAATCAATCATAGCTGTCATGAGCGCATCAGACCTCCCAGCAGCTTAAAGATACCGGCCAGGAACAAAGCGAAGAGGACAGCTCCGGCGATCCAGGGATAGTCCAGGCCAGCCAGGCCGGGGACGTACTCCGTAGAAGTAGCGATCACATTCCCATCGGCATCTACTTCCTTCACCGTGTAAGTCTGACGCTGGTACTCACCCAGAACCTGGACCACTACATCAGCCATGACCGTAGGAACATCATCAGACTGTGAAGTTTCCAATACATCCGGCTCGGTAACAGAAAACGTGCGAATGCTGACAGAATCCTCCGAAACAACCTCTTCATCTTCCACGACATCCTCCGAAGCAGTTGTCTCAGGCTGTGAGATCGTGACATTGACCGTCACCCCTTCCTCTTCTTTGGTGATGGTCTCTACGGCAACAGGGTCCACATCAGTTTCCGCAGTACCATCCGTATCAAGCTCCGCCCCGTCCTCCACTGCCAGAGCCGGAAAGCAGCACAGCAGGCCGAGGATCAGGGAGAGCATCAACACACGCTTCACTTTTCATCACCTTTCCTTTTTTCAGAAATATGCTTCTTTCCGCCGCTGCCGGAACGGTAGCCGGTGCCGGAACCGCCGAAGCCGAAAACGTAGCTTACCAGCTTAATGGAAATGCCGATGACCAGCAGGGCCAGGAACCAGGAGGCAAAAGAGATACCGAGGCCGGGGACTTGGACACCAGTGAAAAGGGACCAGCCAGCGGTAAAGACCGCAGAGAGAATATCCAGGACTTCCATGCAAATCACCTCACAGGGATGGGATCATATCGACGATCGCGGCCACCAGCTTTACCAGGACGATCACCAGCAGGACACAGAACGCGCCGAAAAACAGATCATCCAGTGGGGACGGGAGCCAGGAGAAAAGCAGGTACAGAATCTCAAACATAGGAGCCTCCTTTGTAACACAGACAGACGCGGCAGCCAGCGGAGCTGCCGGCCAGAATTGTGTTACTCTTTCACCAATTTGAATACGGCCATCAAGAGCATCAGGCCAATGCCAAAGAACAAGACGCCGCGCAATTCAGCAGGCAGGAGCATGATCACGCCGGAGATGAAGGAAAAGGCTGTGATGATCTCAGAGGGCAGGCCGGTCGTTGTGGTGCCGTCCTCGCCGGTTTGCTGGAACCACTCCGTCAGAGAACCATCTGTAAAGATGGAGAAAAAACTGCTGATACCGCCCAGGACGGTCTCTGTCAGGAAGTTGAAGAAGAAAGAAAGCATATCCGTGGCCAGGCCCAGCAGGGATTGCAGGACCGTGGTGATCACAGCGAAGAGGGATTCTATGAGGGCGGAGAGGGCGTTTGCCAGGGCTTCCTTGACTGAACTGGGAGCGCTGCCGGTGCCGCCGGTACCGCCGGAGCCAAGGACGCTGAACAGCTTATCTGTAAAGGCGTTCCAGGACTTCTGCCACCAGGACCAGAAGCCGGATTCCGTGTAGATGTACTCATAATCCTGCGTGGCGTCCACGATATCATACATGTCCTGGAGCGTGATGATATTGTAGCTGCTGGCGGGGATCCACCGCTCTCCTGTCCAGATACGGCCGTCACAGGCCTCCCAGGCGGAGCCGTTGTAGATTTGGATGGAAGTAATGCGCTCATTCTCTACCAGCGCCCAGACCTGACCTTTGGTAGGGAGAGAGGGACGGACGCCGCCGATCTGGTAGCTGGTGATGTCCAGGTCCGTGCGGACGGCCAGGGTGGGGGTGTTCAGGGAATCCTTGTCAAAGGGGGTGACGGAGGTCACAAATTCGGCGGTAAGGTCCGTGGAATCACCGGGAGCCAGCTCTACATAGACAATATCCACGCTGGTTTCCGGCTTGATATAAACAACAGCATAATGATTGCTGTTCGCCGTATAGGAAATATCAAGGCCCATCGTGCCCCAGTCAAAGGCGGAAGAAGAGGCGCAGGACCGCAAGCCCGACCGGCTGCCGTATGCCAACGTAAACGTATGAGAACAGACCGTGCCGTCCGCAAGGACAACGGAGAGGGTATAGGTGCCGTCATCCAGGCCATAGCCATTATGGACGCCGTTCCAAGAAGCTTCGGCCACGTAAGAATACAGGCCGCCGACCCACATACGGGTGGTACCGCCGCTGTTGGTATAAGTGCTCACGCCGTCGGAAGCAACGGTACAGTAGTTATCATAAACACTGACGGAAGCATGGGAGGACATAATACCCATATTGGGGAGGACGATACCATCAGCTGTATAGTTTCCAGTGCCGGAATATGTGACAAAGCCGCTTGGGGACTGGCCCTGAAAAAAGTCACCGTTCAGGACATTCTCGGCCCCAGAGGAGATGGACCAATACTCGTCAGCGATCGGGACCTGGGAATCAGGAAGGACTAAAGTGAGGTTCGTATCATAGGGAACGGACGTGGGGGAATAATGATCAGTCCCACTGACCAGTGCTTTGTTCAGGACCCGCAGCTCGTCCAACTGCTTATAAGTCTGTTGGCTGCTGCCGAAATGAAAAACGATCTGGTCGGCATAAACGTTGGTATCTGAAACAGATGACAGGTAAACGCCGTTTAAGTAGTACCGCAGGACGCCATTCTCACGGATCAGGGCGATCTCATTCCAAGAGCCGATAGGCATATCCGTGATAGTTGTGCCGGAGCCGTTCTTGAGATGGGCGCCGTCCAGCTGAAGAATTTTCTTCGTGCCAAAGGACACATAGCTGTCTGTCTGGGGAGCCGCTGTGTAGCTCTGATAATAGCGGAACTGAATAGTGAAATCGTAAGAGAGGATATCACTGGGGAGCATGATATCAAAGTCATGCTCCGTCTCATCCAGGTACAAGCAGCCCTCAAAAGTGCCGGATTCCATATAGGTAAGACTGGCGCCTGCGTTCCAGTTGAAGTCCGTGCAGTAGTTCCAATAGCTGCTGTCCTTGGTATCTCCGTCGAAGTGGTACAGGCTCCGAAGGGAGGTGTCATCGGCGCTGCGGCCATAGGGGATGACGTCAACGGAAACATTCAGCTGCTCCACTTCTTCGGCGGTCAGATCGGCGCTGTCCCGGCCGTCCGGGAGCTCGTAGTAGACCTCGTAGTATTTGTTATACTCTTCGGTCTGGCCGATGTAGGTGATGCTGGTATAGTTGATGTAGTAATTCCAGGTGTAATAGTAGGTGTAGTAATTGTTGGTGACATCGTGGGAATCGATGTTGTAGGTTTTCGTGGATTCGTCATAGATGATCTCGTCCGCGATCAGGACCTTGCCGCCCGGCAGGGTGATGGTCATGTTGGAGAGGTCAATGTTGGTGCTGTTGTCGGTGTTGTTCTCCTGGATGGCGTTGCCATCTTCATCCGTGGCCGGATTGCCGTCCTCGTCCTTTACCGACGTGTCTGGGCGGGACTGGTTGACAGCGGCCTGGGCTTCACTGGCCCAGCAGACATATGGACGGCCTTCTGCATCACAGTAGATTTCCCGGCCGCGATAGATCGCCTTATAGTTGCCCAGGTCGCCCAAGCGGCA